TGTATAATCCTTTTACATTGAACTACCGAGAAACCGCACAATGAAACCCGCCCTTATTCCAGCGCTGAGTCCCACCGACACTGCTCGTTTCTGGACGAAGGTTGTTCGTGGTGACGGCGCCGAGTGCTGGGAGTGGTCCGCGCATGTGATGAGCACTGGTTATGGGCAGTTCGGCATTGGCTACAAGATTTACCTCGCGCACCGAGTTTCGTGGGCGCTCGATCGCGGCGAGTCGCCTCCCTCTGGCCTTTTCGTCTGCCACACCTGTGACAACAGAAAGTGCGTTAACCCGAGACACCTGTTTGCTGGAACGCAGGTCGACAACATGGCCGACATGACCCGCAAAGGCCGCGCGGACCACACCAAAAATTTGCGTGGGCAGTGTCAGGGGCGAGCCAAACTCACCGAAGATCAAGTCCGAGAAATCTGGCGCCTTCACCTGCACGAAGGATGGGGGCAGCGCCGTCTTGGTGCGCTCTTTGGCGTGTCCGCTCCGAACATCCACCACATCCTGTCCGGCAACAGTTGGAACCATGTTCGCCCCACAGATACCACGCAGCGTGTTCTGCCTAGGCACGGTTTCCAGCGCGGGTCGCGGCGAAAAGTAGTTGACGCATAACGTGTTCATTGTGCGTGCTCCTGCGGTGTGACGGGCGGAAACGAAAACGCCGCCCGAAGGCGGCGCTGGATGTCTCAGTCAGATGCGCGTTACTGGTCTTGTTTCTTGCGACGCTTTGCGGCGCCGTCTGAAATTACCGCCTTGTTTTCGATGTCAGGTCCATCTGTTACTGGCCTCGCCCAACCTCCAACATGCGGAGCAAGGTACTCGCTGATCTCAACGATATCGCCGGCCGTGAAATCGGTAACGGTCACGCCATCCTGTGACCCTCTGAAATTGCGATGAACAAGGTACTTCATTTTTAACCCTACGCCAAACTTTTGTGCTGTTGCGAAACTGGCGCCGAGTGATCGTAGTTCTTCTCGATCTCAGCGGCCGTAGGCAACGTCTCACGAGGCACGCAGTTGAGCTTCAAGTGCCCGCTATCCTGCATCTCGAACTTGACGTCTAGCGTGTCGTATCCGTACAGACGGGACGCCCTAGACATATTCGCATCCATCAAAGACGAATTTTTAGGAAGGTGAATCTTGATCCCTCTGGCATGGGCAAATCCGCACCAAAACTCGACACATGCACGGCCCTTTTCTGCGTGGTGTGTGTTGGCATAGGTGTAGTCCATCCCAAACAGGCTGATTTCGGTCGCTCCGACGTGGATCGCGAATGCCACGGCGTAAGCGGCCGTGTTGTTGAAATAATCGTGCCCAAGGTTGTTTAGAACGTCCTCGAGCGGAAACTCGACCAGCGCCGGGTAATCAGGATGCGCCCGACTCGTCACCACCGGCACGCGGCTTGACTTGACCCACCTAACCATCGCTGAAATGTTAGACGCCGGCGCGGCTGCCGCACGAATCTCTTGTATGCGGATGTCGTCCATGTGGAAGACAAGATCGCAATCGAAGACGTTACCGAGCGCGTTGATCGCCCAGACCTGATCGCAGAATTTTGATCTTCCGCCCTGACGCTTCGTGATGTCTAGGAACTGGTCGACGCTGGGGCCAAGCCCAAGGATCGCAATATGCTTACCAGGCGGCTCAATATCAACCGGTTCAGTTCCACGCTCGCACACTGCGACTATCGACCGGCCGTGAACGCCGCTTTCCACTTCTGATTCTGCGCCTTCCTGCCCGTACCAGGCGGTAACACCCCATCCGCACTCACGAAGTAACAGCGCGAACTCGTGCTTTGTGTAGTGGCGAAAGTGAAACGCCGTCGTGATTCCTGGCGCCATCTCCCACGGAGCGACGTCCTCGTTCGGAACGCTGCAAAAAAGCACTGGTGCCGCAAGGCACAGGGCCTTCAACAACGGGCGAGGATCCTCGATGTGTTCGATGGTCTCGAAGCACACGGCCGCATCGTATGCGCCCAGATCGCCAGGATCGTTGCCGTTGCAAATGCCGAATGTTGCGTTGTGGCGCGCATAGTGCTGCTTGGCGTATTCGATCGCATCGGCATCGACGTCCATCCCGTGCGCCTTCATTCCGGCAACGCCCAGGATATTTGTACCGTAGCCCACGCCGCACGCAAAATCTATGACGCGCGCACCAGACTGCAGAGCGTTCGCTACAAATTCATAACGCGCAACATGGTCGCGCCTGATGCCGCTGATTGTGGTAGCGACCTGGCGCTCACCGTCTTTCATTGCCATGATGTCAATTCCTCATCCGAATTGTGTTTGGGTGCCGAGTCGCACGGCGCCGCACGGGATGAGCGAGCGACCTATTCCGTCAGCAGCTTACGGGTTTGTGGTCGGTGCGTTGTTCGGGCTGTGCAACAGGCCGACCACCGAAATGCACCCCACCGACGTCACGCCGGTCTGCAACACGTTGACAGACACGTAGCGTTTGTTGCCCTTGTACCCGAGCCGCTTCGTGACTTCCTTGGTGGTGCCGGCGCTCCGAGGAGTAGCCGCCGGCAAACTCGCCAGCGCCTCAGTACCGATCAGATCGGTATCCGCGACGCTGGTCATCGTACCGGTGACGTCGCCTTCAAGCGCGACCAAGGTAACGACCGTGCCGGTCGTGGTGACGCTGCCGTAGGAAACGAGGAATTCGACTCCACCGTAGCCCTGCCGGTCCTTCACAAGGCCAGTCTTGGTGGCGTTCGCGCCGATGGCCGCTGCCGTGATGATGTTGACGGTGCGGGTATTGCTGTGCAGATCTTTGCTCATGATTGGCGTCCCTTCAGACTCTCATGTTAGGAAAATGGCCCGCGCGAGGCGGGCCGGCTTCGTCGCTCGCGCGAACTCAGGAGGTGGCGAACTTCATCAGCTTGACCGCCTCGAAGTTGTTGATCCCGCCGCCGAACCGGCGCCGGAAATTGAACTTCGTTGTGCCCTTCGCGGTGATGTTGTCGCGAATCAGCGTGGTGCCGCTGCGGTTTACGATGGTGTAGGCGCGCTTGAAATTGCCGTAGGCCAGCGAGTAGCTAGCCGCGGCGATGTCGGCCACGTTGTCATCGGTCTCGACCGGACTGCCCAGGAAGCGGCCACCGAAGCCCGCCGACGGGTCGGCGTTCCACAGGTAGTAGCTGCCAGACTGGTCCTTGATCTGCCGCATCGTGCCAAGCGTAGCGTCATTGCACAGCCACACCGCGCCGGGCCGGTACTGTGCCTTCAGCGCGTGCTGCAGGCTCACAACCTTGTCGGCCGGCGCCACGCTGGCGAAAGCCGCGCTCTTGCCGCTGACGATGTATCCCACGCTGCCCCACGCATAGGACGAGTTCGCCACGTTGGTGTACGCCGCGATGCCGCGCGACTTGCCCACGCCGTTGCCGGTGATGAACTCGGCGCCCGCGCCCTCGGCAAAGCCGATGCCGGCTTCCATCTCAAGATCGGCTTCGAGGTTAATCCTAGCGTCCTCGAGCGTTTCGTTGAACACCCACGGCTCGACCTCGGCCGGGAAGACCTCGATCTCGATCTGGGCGAACGTCGGTTCGGTGGTCTCGCCGCCGGTGCCGCCGTCGGCAACGCGCCGCATTGACATCCCGGTCTTCTTCACCAGCTTCTGCCACTTGTTCGTGCCGATCGTGACCACGTTAGCCAGGCGGTACATGGCCGAGATCGTCGGGGCGATGCGGTCGATTGCGGCGTCCATCTCGGGCAGCACCAGATAGCCCCCCTCGGGATCGGTGCCGCTGTTCATCGCCTTGCGCTGCAGGTCTTCGAGGCCGTCGGTGCGCCCCTTGCGAAGGTACAGGCCGAATGCCTTGCGATGGTCGGTGACCTCGGGAGTCACGTCGTCATTGCTGACGCCGGGACGGCCGCTGCGCTTCTCAATCTCGCGAAATTGCTTCTGCTGTTCGGCAAAGTCGGCGTTGATCTTCGCCAGCTTGGCGTCGATGTCCGCTGTGCTTGACTTGGCTTCGACGGCCTTCAGGCGTTCGTCATTGGTTTGCTTGTACTGTTCCCAAGCGGCGCCCTGCTGCTCGATGAGGGTCTTAACTTCGTTCATATCGGCCATGGTTGGCTCCTTCAGTTGATGAGTGACGCGCGACGCTTGAGCGCCGCCACAAGTTCTTCAAGTTCGCCCTCATCAGCATCCCGCTGTCCAAGGCTCTTCATGCGTGCCAGGAAGGCCCGCGCTTCCGTACGCCCGAAGCCTGCATCCCGCAGATACTTCTCGGCGTCCCTGAAACTTTCGATGATCTCTATCCCCTTGACGCCGCTGATGCGAGCCGAATCGTTGGCAGGGAACGTGACCGGTGAGACCTCCCACAGATCAACTCGCTGCAAGGTGTTGATGCCGCTCACCTTGTCAAACGACTCGGTTCGCGTCTGGTATCCAATGGATAGACCAGTCAGCGCGCCCATCTTCATGAGTTCGTGCGCCTCGGCGCCGCGCACCGTAGTAAGAGCAAGCTTGCCCTCTACGTGCAGGCCGACAGAATCCTCGCGCATCTCCGTGTAGACGCCGATCGGTTCCGCGCTGCGGTGCTGCCACAGCATCGCCGGCATGCGGTTCTTCGCCTTGTGGTCAGCCAGAGATTCGGCAAATGCCCCGGGCGCCACGATGTCACCGTAACTGTCAGTCACGCCGAACACCGAGCCGTATCCGGCGAATGTTCCGCTGTCGGAAACTGCCTTGATTTGAAAGCCGAAATCGAGTGTCTTGTTCATGCTGGCGCCTTCACTGGCTCGGTCGCCGGCTCTATCTTGCCGACGAGGTTCGCGGGTATCCGCAATTTGTCGCTATCAGGATTCTCGTCTGGGTTCATGTCGAGTTTCCCGCGGCCTTCATTCGGGGTCATAAGTCCGCCGTTGACGTATCCCAGGATCACGTCCTTAGTGGTGACTGCAGACCCGCGCAAAAGCCCTTCCTCGACAAAATTCGAGTACAGGCCGGCGGCCCTGTCCTTCTCGGTCAGCAGGTTCGCGTCGATAGACTGCTCAATCCGCGAGAACCACGGAGCAAGGGTATGCACTAGATGCGCGAGGAACATCTGTTCCGCGCTGGCATAGGTCGCATTCTTTGATTCTGCTCCAACCATTATCGGGTTAACGCGGAAGTACCTGCAGATTTCCTCGATCTGCATGCGCCTAGTAGCCAAAGTCTCGGCGTCGATCCCGGTTTGCGCCGTGGCAGAAAATGTCGCCTTCCGGTCTAGCACCATCGTACGCCCGGCGTTGCTCGCTCCGCCATACTCTGAGTCGATCCACGCCCGAAGCGTCTTGTACTGCTCAGGGCTAAGCGATCCCTCGACAGAATACAGACCAGACGGACGCGCAGCGTTCTTCTGCAGCCTTGCTTGTTGTTCTTCTGTAGCCATCGACAGGCCGATCGCTTCACGCGCCAGTTTGACTGCCTCCAAGCCAATCCAACTGTTCCAAGATGGCCCTTTGACGTGCCATATCGCCTCGGCAGGGAAGGTCTGAACACCACCATTCGGCCCGGTGACTTGGTACGTCAGGGTATGGTCTTCTGCTCTGCGCGCGTTGACGCTCCCGGGCGTGAACGGGATCAACTCAAGGATTGACCCTCGAACTCCGCGATTGATGAACGAATAGGAATTGCCACACAGCCCCACGTGCCAAACCAGCATTTCCCGGTACTCGAACGATGTTTGCCATCCGTTAGGGCTGTTAGCTAGTAGGTCGAACAACGGATGCTCTACAGCTTCGATGCGCTTCTTCCCGTCTAGGCGCATCAACTTCAATGGCACCTGCCCGACGTCTTCGCCGAGCACACGCAAGCACCCGTAGACAGCAGACACTTCCGCGGCCGTGGAGGCGTTGACTATCTTGCCGCTGGCTGATTCGCTGCGCCCAAGGAGTTCACGCAAGACGTCATAGGCATTGGCCACCGACTTGCGCGAGAACGGCCACCAATTCATGTGCTGGCCTCAACTTCCCAAAAGGACCGTTGCCCCTGCGGATTGAGCGCCATCAGGGCCACGGCGTTGAACAGCGCCATCAGCGGGTCGATCTTGGCGAACCCGGCCGCCTGCTTGGTGATCGCGATGGCGTTGCCCCTCGGCTCGACCTTCGCGTTTCCGACTGTCCAAGCCATCATCTGACTACCCCCGTGCCACAAGGCACCCTCGGCCAACTTGCGCTCTGCCGTTTTGATCGCGCCGGCCATTTTCCAGCCCTGCGAGATCCCGGTGATCCGATCCATCTGCAGGCCCATCGCCACCAGCGCGTCGACGATCGAGCCGATGCCCACCGGGTCGACGCCGATCTTGTCGAGCTTCCCAGACGCTTCGACCTGGCCGACCAACTGCGCCACCTGTTCCACGTCGTCGCCGATGGTCTCGACGATCACCAGATCACCGGCCCGGGCGAAGTCCGCAAACCTCGCAGCCTCGCTTTTGCGACGCTGCATGACGCTCGGATGAGCCCAGGCCCGGCCCCAGTGCAGCCAGTTCCCGGTTCCGATCTCGCGGCCCAGGACCGCAAACCCGAGCAAGTCATCCAGACCGCCGCCGTCGATGCCAACCGTCACAACCTCGGAGCGGGCAAGCAGTGCGTCGAGCGTGAGCCCGGCAGTGCCCTGCTGCTCCCAGTAGTCGGCGCCGGCCCAGCGGTCGGACATCAGCGCCAGGCCGATCTCGATATTGAGGTGCTGCGACGCCCAGCGCCGCAGTTCTTCTTCTCCGGATTCAACGGCCGCCAGATAGTCGGGGATCAGACGCTCAACCGTGATTGATCGCCCGTTGTTCGGCGTCACCATGTGCCAGTTCGATGTGTCTCGCCAATCAACGTCCTCCGGGAACTCGTACAGCATCGGCAGTATTGGCGCCGAGAGTCGGCCGTCTCGCACCGCGCGGGCCTTCATCAACTCGGAGCGGAACACACCCGCCGGAACGCGTTCGCTTTGTGTCGTGATCTGCACAAGGAACCCTTCAGGCTGCGAAATGAGGCCGCCGCGGAGCTGCCCAATCACGCGGTCTGCGTCGTGACTTTCGGCAATGACGTGCACCTCGTCCAACAGCACGCCGGCCGGCTTCGATCCGGTCACGACTTTCGGGTCGAACGACTTGACCTTCAGGAACGCGCCAGTCGATCGATACGTGATCTTCTTGATGTGTTCCTGAATGTGAACCTTTGCCCGCAGAACCTCGTCGGCTTCAACCATTCCGACGGCCTGTCGAAACGCCAGGTCGGCGACCTCCTGAGTAGGCGCGACCAGCAAGAACTCTGCGCGCGGCCTGCGCGACATCAGCATCGCCGTCAGCATGATCGCGGCGCCCGCCGTGGTCTTCGACGACTTCTTCGGGACTAGCAGGAAGAATTCGCGCAAGTGCCGAACGCCCGCCTTCCTGTCATACGAACCAAAAAGCGTGCGAACAATGTCGCGCTGCCATTCCCCGGCCGCATCCTCCATGCGAGGGCGTCCAGGCACATCGGGCAGCCGAAGCTGATTGAAGATCGCCAGCGCGGTTTTGACTTCGCCGGCGAACAGCGGCAATTTCGGGACGAGCGACCTCCCCGACCGGATTCTTTCTCTCCAGTCGGGTTGCGCGGTCGTCCAAGTCATAACAGGGTCAGCACCTTCCCGCCTTTGGAGCGGTTCTGTTTCTTCCACAAGGGCCGCAGGTTTGGCAGCCCCCAGCACGCCTTAAAGTCGGGATCGTCGACGTTCGATATCTTGAAGGACCGCACCGGGATGATGTGGTCTACCTCAATTTCTCCGCGCCCAAACGCATCCCACGACATACCGCGTGTGAATTGGCGCTCTAGGTGTGCTATCAACTCGTGCCGCGTGTACCCAAGCAAGACCTCAGACGGCGCACACTTTTTGCCATTGAGCATCGCATTAAGCCTGGCAGATAGGCGGCACTTGAGCTTGTAGGCTGGGTCCGTCGCGCGGCGCCGCTTTTCATACTCCCTGTCGTGCGCCCTGGCTCTCTCAAGGTTCTTCGCGCGCCACTCTGCGCCGTGCTCTGTGGATTTGTAGCCGGCAGCTCGGTACGCAAGGTTGTATTCCCTGACGCGTTCCTTGTTTGCGTCGCGCCAAGCTTTTTGGCGGGCTTTCTGATCTGGTCGACCTCTCCGCCTTGCGTCGTCGGCCTTCTTGCACGGTATGCACAGAGAGTGCACGGCGTACTTTCCTGGATTGTGTGGCGGGAAGAATCCAACAGTCGCTGGCTTTGCTTCGTTGCAAGCCGTGCAGCGCTTCATTGCGCCGATATGATCCGCGTCAGCCATTGCACTGCTCCATCAGTGTGATTGGTTAGGGCGTCGTCGGTGTTACCAGCACCTTCGACGCCCGCCTATTTTAGCGTTTACTACTGCAGCAGGCCATCCCAGGAGGTGCCGCTTTCTGCGGACTTTGCTTTTGCCGCCACAAGTTCCTTTTTGCCTGGCTCTTCCGGCCCGGCCGGCGCGCGGAACATGCCGAGGTGCTGCCCGATCCTGACCAGCGCACCCAACTTGTCGTGCATCTTCACTTTGATCGTCCCGTCCTTCGACTGGCTTATCTCGGCGATGGCGGCTGCCGAGTCAGGCGACAAGTCTGCGGCGTCTTTGATCGTCAGGTCAATCGCGTGCACTTCGGCAGGCTCGCCAGCCTCGTCGAATAGGTTTCTGTCGATCGTTCGCCAATCCAACACCTGGCGGATGTCGGCAAAGCCGAGCCGCGCCAGTTCGGAGACCACCATTTCAGGCGTGACGCCAGACCTAACAGACAACACCGCCCTTCGCTTTGCAAGCGCTTCAGCAACGGCCGGGTGCCTTAACAAGCGCGACGCTGCGGCCTCCGCAGTCGCTGCGCTATATCCAGCCGTGATCGCCGCCTTTTTCCCATTGGGATCAAGTAGATAGGCGCTCACGAAAGCCGCTTGTTTTGCTGTCAATGGCATTAACACTTCCTCAGCCATAAACCGGTAGGTAAAAATTGTCCGCGTGGG